CAACGTCGTTGGCCGTGTCGCCCACTTTTTTGACTGCTGCGGCGGCATCTTTCATGGAGACCACGGTGGTCTTGCCGGCGGCATCCACTTCAATCTTGTAGCCGCGTACGGCAGCTTCGGCCTCTACCCATGTTGGCGCGATGCCGTTGTTGGCGGCAATCGCTTTTTCGGCGGCAATCTTGAAGGCTTCCCCCACCTCACGCGCACTGGCGGTGCCGCTGGTGCGCAACACGTCATAGGCCTGCTTGGCAGAGTCGCCAACGCGCTTTAGGTCAGCGTCGCTGGTGATGCCCAGCTCTTTCATCGCCTCACGGGCACTATTGATACCGGGGGTCACTTTGTCGAGCGCGTCCTTAAGCTCAAGCGCCTTTTGCGCTGCCTGCTCAAGCAGGCCGTCGGTCACGGTTTTACCAAGCTCCCCGCGCAGGCTCTCGATACGCGATTTGAGTTCGTCAATCGTCTTTTGACTGTCTGCCGTGTTGATCGCCTTGCTCAGGCTGGCGGTAAGTGCCAGGCCTGTGTCCACGCCCTGCTCTTTGAGCCGGGCCATGCCGCGCACGATGGAATCAACATCGTTGAGGGCGCTGCGCGAAGCCGCGCTGATCTTGCCCTGCAGCGTGTCCCAGTCGAGTCCCGTACGCTTGACGGATTCGCGCAGGGTGGCGTCGAGCATTTGCGCCAGGCGCTCGCCTTCGCGTGCGGCGCCGCTGAAAGCTGCGCGGGCTTGCGCTTCGAACTTGCCCAGGTCTTGCCCGCTGAGGGCGTCGGCCCATGCCGCCTGAAACTCTGCTGCGGTCAGCTTGCCTTCGGCCAGCAGCTTATCGAGCACCGCGGCGGCGTCTTTGATACCGGGAATGCTCGACAAGTCGAAGTCTTTGCCGATCTTGCCTATGGCTTCGGCGGCGCTGTCGCCATCCTTGCGCAGCTTGTCGAACTGGGCGCTGAGCCCCTGGGCCTGCTTGGTGAGTTCGAAGGACTTGAGGCGCGCTTTTTCTTGCGCTTCTGTCTGGCGCTCAAGGGCAGCTTGCTGGCCTTTGATCAGCTCGATGTTGGCCCGTGCAGTGCCTGCAGCGTTGATCTGCGTTTGATCGTATGCCTTTATCTTCTTGCCAGCTTCAGTAAACGAAAACGCCCAATCGGTTACCGCTCCGATTCCTTTCTTAATTTCGCTTGAGAAGAGCGCCACCGTGACTATTGCGCCCACTGGCCCACCAAGCACAGACACAACCCCTCGCACCGCAAACTTCGCGCCAGTTGCCACCAGCTCAATAATGCCGCCAAGTCGGCTAATGGCCGCCACGCGGGATAGCGTTGAAGCGGTTCCCGCAGCGGTTGCAGCAGTACTTGCCACGGTAGCCGCAGTGGCCCCGCGCGTGGCGGCTGCAGCCTGCCCAGCGAATGTGCCGATGGAACCCCAGGCGGCGGCATTGCTGGTCTTGGCCGCTGTGCTGGCCACCGTTGCAGCGGTATTGGCGGCCTGGGCAGCCGCGGCGGCGGTCACTGCCGTTGCATTGGCCCGCTGCACCACCGTGTTGGCCCCCACCGCAACGGTATTCGACTCGACCGCAAGGGTGGCCGCAATGGTCTTCGTTGCCCATGCGCCAAAGTCGCTCGCCAGCCCGGCAATCTTGATCGCCGCCCACAGTTTGCCGGCCTTTTCCAGCGTGATGACCAGGGTGTCGAGGTTCTTGGCGAGCGCATCGATCACCTTGGCCGCATTGGCGCTGCTGACCATGCCGTTGTCGGCAGAGCCTACGTACAGCGTCCATTGCGAGCTGAGGTTTTGCAGCGCGCGGCCTACCGTGGGGGGCAGTTTGGCGAATTCTGCAGCCACTACGTCAGCCTGGCCGCGCAGCGCGCCCATGACGGTTTCTGCCGTCAGCGCTCCCTGGGCAGACAGCTTGCGCAGCTCGCCCGTCGTGACGCCCAGGCCGTTGGCCATGGCCTGCGCCAGGCGGGGGGCCTGTTCCATCACGCTGTTGAATTCTTCTCCGCGCAGCACGCCCGACTGCAAGCCCTGAATCAACTGGATGATGGCGGCTTTGGACGATTCTGCGGCGCCGCCCGAGAGCTGCACCGACTGGTTGATGGTCTCGGTAAGCTGCAGTGCGTCGCGCTGCGCCGATTGCGCGCTTTTGCCAGCATCCTGCCCAGCTTTTGCCAGCCGCGCGAACAGGGTTCCGGTGTCGTCAAGCGCGCTGTTGGTGCGCAGCGCGATGTCAGTGACGCCCTGGAAGGCCTCTTGGAACAGCGGGCCTTCGCCGGTGACCAGCTTGATGCGGGCCTGGAGGTTTTTGAATTCGTCGGCGGTGTCCGCAACGCTTTTCGCCAGCCCGCCGACGTAGCTGCCCCCAAGCGCCACGGTGGCGATTTGCTGGATGCGCTGCAGCTGCGTGCTGATGGACGTCATGCCGTCCCGCAGGGTGCGCTGGTTTTGCGCCTGCACCTGGGTCGATTGGCTCGACGCGGCAGCGGCCTGCTGGTAGGCCGGAGCCATGGCTGCAACCTGTTCGCGCACCTGCGCCACGGCGGCCTGCAGGTTGCGCTCGGCCTGCGAGAGGTTGCCGGCCTCAAGGCCCATGGCGCCAAGCTTGCTGCGCCCGGCTTCGAGCGCGGCATTGTTGTCTTGCAGCGCAGCCCGCACCAGGATCAGCGACGCGCTGGTTTTCTGGTGCTGTGCCGACAGCGTGTTTTCTGCCTGTTGCGCCTCTCTGGCGCTGGCCTCGGACTCTTTCAGGCTGCGGCTCTGTTGCTTGATTTCTGCCGACAGTTGCTGGATGTTGTCCTTGGCGCCCTGGTTGGCCAGCTTGAATTCGTCCGTCTTGCGGGCGGCCCCTACGGCGCTTGCCTGCAAGTCTTCGTAGGCCTTTTTGGCGGCGGCCAGGCTGCTCTTGGACGCCTCAAGCGTGGCCTTGGCTTCCAGCTCGGCAGCGGCAAACTTTTGTGCGGCGGCGCTGGCCTGCGTCAGCTCGGCATCCACCCGGCCAAACTCGGTTTGTGCCTGGGCAAGCTCAATGGCGAGCGCACCGGTTTCGTTTTTCAGGTTCTGGAAGTTCGTGACAGCGGCCTGCTTGTCGCCCAGCGCCTGGAGCGCGTCCGCAGCGTCGCGCGCGCCCTTTTGCAGGTCGCCTTCGAGCACGTCGCCCACGTCGCGCAGGGCCTTGGCGAGCTGCTCGGCATCGGCCTCGCCCTTGACGGCGGCTTCAATGTCGTATTTGATCTTCGGATCAGCCATGGATGGTGTTTGCGATGAGAGGTTTGACTTGGTGCATTGCCCTGGTGGGCGCTGGCATTCCACTGGCCCTTTTGGGCCTGTGGCTGGATTCGGAGCGCCTCATGGCGCTGGGGGGCGGGGCCGTTGCCACCGTGGTGGTGGGCTGGCCTGCGCTGCTGCTGATGGGCGCCATGCAGACGCCTGCACGGCGCCGCTAGGCTTAGTCGCCGCTGCGCTGCGGGAAGCGGATTTCGTAGCCGCCTGAAATCTTGCCGCTCAGGGTGATCTTGGAGAAGTCCGACCCCAAAAAGTCGAAGCCGTTGTTGCTGCCCAGGGCGACGTCGTTCACGTCAGCTTCAACGGCCTCGCCGTTGACCATGTTCTGGCCGTCAAGGCGCATGTTGCAGCGCACTTGCGACACCTTGCCGCCCAGAATCTTCTTGCCGTCCACAGCACCCCAAGAGGCAGCGGCTTTCACCACGTCGCCCTTGGCAGGCGCCCCGGACACCGCCAGGAACATGACTTCACCGCGCAGCCAATTGATGTTGTAGTGGGTGCCAAACACATAGGTGGTGACGGCAGTGGCGTCGGTGATGGTCAAGCCCGTGTCGCTGATGTTGCGGTGGCCCAAGGGCAGCCAAATGCCAATGTCGGTAACGGCAAGATCGGTGGCCGGCTGGGTGCCGCTGGACTGGGTGAGCGCTTCCACCAAGCCCTGGAACTGCATGGCCAGCGATTCGACGCTGGAGGCAGAGAGGTCCACCGTCACTTCGGTGGGCTTGGGCAGGATGACGGTGGCGCGGGCCTGGCCGTAGTCGAGGTGGCTGCGCGATTCGCTGATTTTTTCGTCGAAAGCAGGCTTGATTTCAAACTTATCGGCATCGAGCGGGGCTTTGAAGCCGGCGAACACCTGGTTGGTGGTGTCCCAGATTGAGAAGGACACAAGGCCCCCGGCCAAAATGGCGCGTGCAGTGTTGGTCGTGGTGGTCATGGCGATTTCCTTTGCAGAAACAAAAAAGCCCGCGCGTGGCGGGCTGGGTGGTTGGGGTGGAAGCAGTTCGGGCGGTTAGCCTGGGTCGCTGTAGTCAATGGAGAAGCTGCCGAGCACAAGCGCCCCGCCAACATCGATGTTTTCGAGCCGGTAGGTCACATCGCCCTCGGCCATGCGGCTGAGCACCGAGACGACCTGGTTGATGGCTGGCATGCAGTTGCGCACGATTCGTTTGGCGGTGCGGTAGTCGGCATGGGCGGCCTTGCGGGCCTCGCTGCTGCGGCTGATAACGCCGAGCGAGAAGCTGTAGGTGCGCCTGGCAACACTGCCGGGCTGCTCAACCAGGCGGTCGTTCTGGTCTTCGAAGAACACGATGCGATCGCCGTCCTGCAGCGCACTGGCGCGCTGCGGGTTGTCGAGCACCACCGCGCCGGTGAGGGCAGCGTCGCTACGCAGCGCCTGCACCACCGCCTCGCCAATGGCAAACGGGGCGCCGCTGGGCAGGGTGTCGGGCCGGGCGCTCATGGTCCAACACTGCCCAGCAGCGCCTCGCATTCCATGCCGTCGTTGACGCGCAGGGGCAGGTCGAGCACCCGGAACCGGGCGCCCTGCTCTACCCCCATGGCAGCAACGGCCTGCACCGCCACCAGCACATCGTCAGCGCGCACATCTGCCGTAGATGGCAGGCGCAGGCTGCGCGTGATGGCAATGGCGTGGGCGTCGAGCGCGTCGTCTTCTGTGACACCAAGAATGCCGAGCACCTCAACGTCAGAGACCAATGGCCGCTGGCGCGTGAAGGGCATGGCAAAGTCGGCACAGAAGAACACGGCCGCGAGGTCGGCTTCGAAGTCAAGCATGGCGGGCTCAGGTGGACGCGTCGCCGCCTGGCTTGGCTTGCGCAACTGCCTCGGCAGCAGCAGCGGCAGCGCGGTCGGCTTCGGCCAGCTCTGCTGCCTTGCGGTCGGCAGCAGATTCGCGGGCGTCTTCGACTGCGCCCGCAGCCAGCAGGGCTTGCGCCTGCCCCGCATCGAGCGTGAGCTTGTCGCCCACGCCGTAGCGCTTGCCATCGCGCATGATGGGGGTGGTGGCGGTGTACTTGGCCATGGCGATCAGGCGACGGCGGCCGAGAACAAGTAGCCTGCCGACGGGCCAGTGAACACGGGCTGGTACGCGTCAGACACCGGGTAATACCAGGTGTGCGTGTTTTCGTCGTAATAGGCCTCTTGCACGATCGGGCGGTCTTGCAGTTGGTAGGTGTAGCCAAAGTTCGGGCTGCCCATTTCCTGCATGCTGGCGGGCGTGGTGAAGGCCAGGATGGCGTCTTTGCCCCACACGTCCTGAAACTGCGTGCCATCGTGGTAAACCGCTTCGCCCTTGACGATCTGTTCCAGTTCAAACAGCGCCTGCAGTTGCATGAGCGTTGCAGGCGGGCGGTCGGCTGCGGTGCTCAGGCGTTCCAGCACCTTGGGGTGGGTGCGCAACGCGGTCAACACCTTGGGGCCGACTTCGAGCACGTTTGGCATTTCGCCCGTCTTGCCGCGGATGGCTTCCTTGGCATCCATGATGGCTTTGAACGGGTCGCTGGCTGGGTCGCTCCACTGGCTCGTTCCGCTGAGCGTGGCTTTGTTGTCGCTGGCGTAGAGCGCGGCATTGCGGGCCAGGTCGGCGGCCTTTTTCTCGCGCTCCAGGGCCATCATGTTCTGCACGCGGCGCACGGCGGTGCTGGCGAGGTCAATGCCGGGCACGGCCTGGGCCTCTTCCTGCAGCTCGACAGGCACAGAGCCTTCAAGGCGGTGGTCTGCCAGCGCGAAGGTGTCGCTGCTGTAGCCGAACTGCACCCGGCGGGTGTTGGCACCAGGGGCCCGCGCCGTGTTGATGAGTTTGAAGTCATCCGGGCCAAACGAGAGGATGCGGCCAGCACGAACGCCGACGGGCACCATGGGGAACAGCACGTTGGCCACGGCGGCCTTGGGGCTGCGGTAGCCGCGTGCGACGGCGGTGAGGATGGGGTCAAGCACGCGGGCTTGGCTGGGGGTTTGCTGAGCCATGAGGATGCTCCTATGTGTGGGGGTTGTGAGGTCAGGCGGCAGGGGTCAGCAGGCCGGCACTGGGCACCAGCAGCACTTCGATGAAGGCGCCGGCGGCTGCGGTTTCCATGGCGCGACCCACGGGGCTTTTGCTCAGGCCGGTGAGCGCGACCACGCAGCCATTGGCATCGGCCATGAGCGCGCCGTCTTGGGTAACGCCGCCCGTGCCGACTTCGACAATGGCGGTGCCTTGCACGTCCACAGGCACAAGGTCACCCGCAGCGGCTGCGCTGGTGCGCGTGACGCCAAAGGCGGCCGCGCCTGCTGCAGGGTAGGCGCCGGCCTGGGTGACAAAGCGGCTGGCCGCCAGCGCGCCCGCGGCGGCTACGGTCAGGGTGAGGGTAGAGATGTTGCCGGTCATGGTGATGGGCTCCTGTGAATAGGTGGTTGCCGCCGATCAGCTGGCGTAGCCGAGCTTTTTGAGCGCGGTGACCAGATCGGTGTTGTGCTCAGTGGCGTAGGCCTGGGCCTCGGCCACTTGCTGCGCCTTGGTTTTTTCGCCCGTGTCAGGCGGCGCGGCGCTGGGCTTGGCTGCGGACGGAGCATCGGCCGCATGGGCGGCAATGGCGGCGGCGCGGGCGTCTTTTTCGGCCTTGAGCACGGCCATGCTGGCGAGCTCGGGCGTGGTCTTGCCGTCGTAGGCCAAGGCGCTGAGCAGCTTTTCATGGCCGGGCAGGCCTTCGCCTACGGCGAGCACGGCTTGGATGCGTTCGCGTTCGGCGGCGGCGCCCTCTGCACGGGCCGCAGCAAGCTGCTCCTGGGTGGGCGCCGCATCGGGAGCGGCAGGGGTTTGGGTGGCCGGTTGACCGCCCTGGGTGGTGGTGCCTGACATGGTGACTCCTTTGTCGTTGGCGGTTGCACGGGCGGTCTGCCCGACGGGATACGACCGCGCACGCTGCGCGGTCAACTCTGAAAGCAATTGGTCGGTGGTAGCGACGCGGCTGGCAAGCCCCACGTCCACCGCGGTCTGGCCTCGGTACACGGCAGCCTGCGTGGCTCGGATGGCTTTGGGCGACATGCCGGTGTTTCGCGCCACGGCGCCCACGAACAAGCCATAGAGGCTGTCGATTTCCTCCTGAAAGTCGGCGCGCACGGCTTTTGGCAAGGCCTCGTAAGGGTTGCCATCCACCTTGTGGTCGCCGGCATAGATGTGGGTGACGCGCACGCCCTCTTTTTCGAGCGCACCCGATAGGTCTACATGCCGCATGACGACGCCAATCGACCCCGCGTAGCCGGTCTGGCTGATGGCGAGTTCGTCAAACGCTGAGCCGCCCAGGAAGGCGGCCGATGCAGCCATGCTGTCTGCAATGCAGACCATGGGCTTTTTGCCGCGCAGGGCATGGATGCGGTCGCCGTATTCGAAGGCGCCGGCAACCTCGCCACCAGGCGAATCAATGATTTGCAGCACGGCATGGAGTTCGGGGTTGTCCATGGCGTCTTCGAGCTGCATGGCGAGCTGGTTGTAGCCCAGCAGGAAGTTCGATGCGCCGTCCATCCTGCTGCGGTGCACCAAGGCGCCGCTGGCGGAAATGACGGCCACGCCGTCAATGACCTGATAGCCCGCATCGCCCCGCTTGCCGCGCCGCGTGGTGAACATTTCCGCCGGAATCGCAGGCTCTTCGCTGCCGCGCAGCATGCTGAAGTCAAGTTCTGCCCCAAGCAGGCGCGGCCCCAGCCCAGCGATGATGGCGTCAAGTTTTTGCGGGTGCACCAAAAGCGGTGTGTTGAACAGGCGCGCCGCCAGGTGGGGGTAGTTCATGGCT